TGGCCTCTACCGCCGGATCCAGACGCTGCGCGGGACGCTCCTCGCCCGCGGCCTTGCGGCCGCCTGAGACGGTTTCCGGACCTGGTGAGTAGGAGCCGCTCATGAACAACACGATCATCCCTTTTTCTGCGGCAAGGCTCCGGATCTCGGAGATCGACTTCTGTGGCTGGCTCGGCCAAGCCGGGCCCGGTGAATGCCTCGAATACCATCGCGGGTTCCTCGCCCTCGACGGCATGCCGATGGCGACCCGGCTTCCGCCCAAGGACCGCACCGAACTCCTGAAGCTCGGACGACGCGCGATGTGGGCGGCCGAACAGGGGCTCGCGCATCTCGTCCAGCGGCGTCACGGACCTGACGACTTCTCCTACCTCGCCGTGGCGCGGCGGAAGCCGAAGTCGTCGCCGGTCTCGCTCTCCGCCCTCCTCGCCGAGGAGGTCGCGTGATGACCGATCCTCGCAACAACCTGCCCACGCTCGACGCGCTCCGCACCATGCCGATCGCCGAGATCACGGCCTTGCCGGCCGAGGTGCTGGCCGTGCTTCAGGACGAAGCCGATGCTGCGCTAAAGGGCGCAAAGTCGCTGAAGGACTGGCTCGACGGAGCCATCGCGCTGAAGTTCGGCGAGCGTGCCCGTGAAGCCCGGGCGGCTCTGGGCAAGGACACCGGCACGGTCCGCTTCACCGACGGATCGGTCACCATCGTCGCCGATCTGCCGAAGAAGACAGAGTGGGATCAGGTCAGGCTCGGCGCTCTCGTCGAGACGATCCGCGCCTCCGGCGACGACCCCAGCCAGTACGTGGAGATCAGCCTCTCGGTCTCCGAGCGCGCCTTTGGCGCGTGGCCTGACGCGATCCGCCGCACCTTCGAGCCGGCCCGGACGCTCAGGACCGGCAAACCGACCTTCCGACTGCTCCGCGACTGAAAGGATCACCTCATGTTTTCGTTCGGCAAATCCACGCCAGATGCGCCCCTGTCCGCGATCAAGTCGCTGCAGAAATCCCATTACAGCCTCGGCTCGTTGCCGGAGACGATCCGCGTTCCGGCAAGCCCCGGTCACGACGCGGTCGATGCGAGGCTCATCACCGAGGCGACGCTCGATGACATCGCCTTCGCGCTGCGTGGCCTTGAGGCCGAGTTCAACGCGATCGGCGACCGGATGCATGCGCTCCGTAAGCTCAGCCAGATCGCCCGCGACGCCGGTGGCGTCGGGGCCGATCGCGCGGTCGAAGCCGCAGCCCGCGCCAAGGCGGAGCGCTGATCATGGCGCTTCCGATCATCACCGCCGACCAGCGCCTTGCCGAAGCTCGTGGCGTCAAGGGCTGCATCTTCGGCAAGTCCGGGATCGGCAAGACCAGCCTTCTCTGGACGCTCGATCCGAAAACGACGCTCTTCCTCGACCTCGAGGCGGGAGACCTCGCCATCGAAGGTTGGACCGGCGACGCACTCCGTCCCCGCACCTGGACCGAGTGTCGCGATCTCGCGGTGTTCATCGGCGGGCCGAACCCGGCGCTCCGCTCCGACCAGGCCTATGGCGAAGCGCATTTCGCGGCGGTCGCCGACCGCTTCGGGCCGGCGAGCGTGCTCGATCGCTACGAGACGATCTTCGTCGACTCGATCACCGTCGCCGGCCGGCTCTGCTTCCAGTGGTGTCGCGGGCAACCCGAGGCGATGTCAGAGAAGACCGGCAAGCCCGACATGCGCGGCGCCTACGGTCTCCACGGCCGGGAGATGATCGGCTGGCTCACTCAGCTGCAGCACGCCAGAGCCAGGAATGTCTGGCTTGTGGGCATTCTCGATGAGCGGCTCGACGACTTCAATCGGCGCGTCTTCTCGCCCCAGATCGACGGCTCCAAGACCGGCCTCAAATTGCCCGGCATCGTCGATGAGGTCCTGACCCTTGCGGACATTGGTCCGCATTCGCGGACTGGGGCGGAGGTGAAGGCCGAGGACGGCACGAACCGCCGCGCCTTCATCTGTCAGACCCTGAACCCTTTCGGCTTTCCCGCAAAGGATCGCAGCGGCCGCCTCGACATGGTCGAGGAGCCGCATCTCGGCCGGCTGATGGCGAAAATCCGCGGGCCGTCGCGCCAGCCGCTCGACTTCTCCGGCCGCCTGCCGGCCTCCGCCCCATCCCACGCCGCTTCGAACGACCAGACCAAGGAGTGATCCATCATGTCCAACTGGAGTGATTTCAACGACGCCAGGTCGACCACCAGCGTTATCCCAAAGGGCGCGATCGCCAAGGTTCGCCTCTCGATCCGCCCTGGCGGCTACGACGACCCGAGCCAGGGGTGGACCGGCGGCTATGCGACGCGCGGATCCACCGGCGCGGTCTACCTCAATGCCGAGTTCACGGTGCTCGAAGGCCCTTACGCCCGGCGCAAGATCTTCTCGCTGATCGGGCTCTACAGCCCAAAGGGCCCCGACTGGGGCAATATGGGCCGGGCGCTGGTGCGCTCGATCCTCAACTCGGCGCGCGGCATTTCCGACAAGGACGTCTCCCCGCAGGCCCAGTCCGCCCGGCGCATCCGCGGCTTCGCCGATCTCGATGGCATCGAGTTCGTCGCCAAGATCGATGTCGGCACCGACACCAATGGCGATCCGAAGAATGAGATCCGGACCGCCGTCACGCCCGACCACAAGGAATACACCGGGGTCATGGGACCGGTGGCGCAGTCCTTCGGGTTCCAGAGCGGCGGCGCTGCGCCGATGGCAGCCCAGCCTGCGGCGGCTCCGGCGGCTGGCATGCGTCCCTCATGGGCGCAGTGAGGCGACGCCATGCTGCTTCGCCCCCGCCAGAAGCTCTTCGTGGAGCGCAGCGTCGCGGCGCTGCGCAGCCACGGCAACACGATCGGCGTGGCGCCCACGGGCGCCGGCAAGACGATCATGCTGTCCGGCGTGGTCGGCGAGATCCTGAAAGGGAGCGACGCGAAGGCCTGCGTGCTCGCGCATCGCGACGAATTGACGGCGCAGAACCGCGCCAAGTTCGCCCGGGTCAATCCGGGCCTGTCGACCTCCGTGGTCGATGCGAGCGAGAAGTCCTGGCAGGGGCGCGCCACCTTCGCGATGGCGCCGACGCTCGCGCGCGAAAGCAATCTCGACCAACTCCCGGCCCTCGATCTTCTCGTCATCGACGAAGCGCATCATGCCGCCGCCGACAGCTACCGGCGCATCATCGACCGGGTCCAGACGCGCAACCCGAAGGCGCTGATCTATGGCGTGACGGCGACGCCGAACCGTGGCGATCGCAAGGGCCTTCGCCCGGTCTTCTCGAATGTCGCCGACCAGATCCGGATCGGAGAGCTGATCGCCTCCGGACACCTCGTGCCGCCACGAACCTTCGTGATCGACGTCGGGGTCCAGTCCGATCTCGGCCGGATCCGCAAGACCGCCGATGATTTCGACATGGCCGAAGTCGCCAAGGTGATGAACCGGACGCCGGTGACGGAAGCCGTCATCCGCCATTGGCGCGAGAAGGCGGGCGACCGGCAGACGGTCGTGTTCTGCGCCGATGTCACCCACGCCACCGCCGTGGCGAACGCCTTCCCTGAGGCCGGTGTGCCGACGGTGCTGGTCACTGGCGAGATGGCGGAGGCGAGCCGCAAGGCCGCTCTCGCCGACTTCGCCGAGGCCCGAGCGCGCGTCATCGTCAACGTGGCGGTCCTCACCGAGGGCTGGGACCACCCGCCGACCTCCTGCGTCGTGCTGCTGCGACCGAGTTCCTATCGCTCGACCATGGTCCAGATGGTCGGCCGCGGCTTGCGCACGGTGAACCCGCAGGAACACCCGGGCATCGTCAAGACAGACTGTGTTGTCCTGGACTTCGGCACGTCCACGCTCCTGCACGGCTCGCTGGAGCAGGATGTCGATCTCGACGGCCGCGAGCCGACCGGGGAAGCGCCTAGCAAGACGTGCCCGTCCTGCGAGGCGATCATCCCGCTCTCGTCGCGGGAGGGCCCGCTCTGCAGCCATGCCTTCACCTGCGACGACGCCCCGGATGCGCCGCAGCCGCTCGGCGACTTCGTGATGAGCGAGATCGATCTCCTTAAGCGGTCGAGCTTCAAGTGGTGCGATCTGTTCGGCGACGACGCCGCGCTTGTCGCCACCGGCTTCGCCGCGTGGGCGGGCGTCTTCTTCCTGAACGGGCGCCGGTACGCGGTGGGCGGCCGACAGGGCCAACCGCCCACGCTCGTCGGCGCTGGCGAGCGCATGGTCTGTCTGGCTTCAGCCGATGACTGGCTGAACGAGCACGAGAGCGACGAGACCGCGCACAAGACCCGCCGGTGGCTCTCGCAGCCCGCGACCGACAAACAGCTGGCGCTGCTGCCGATGGAGTACCGCCACGACTTCGGTCTGACCCGCTACCAGGCCTCCGCGCTGATCGCCTTCCAGTTCAACAAGTCGGCGATCCGTCGGCTCGTGTTCGGGGCCGATCGCGAGACCCTTGCGAGGGCGGCGTAATGACGGATGTCGCCCATGAACCCGTCGTCGCAACCGATGTCGGACCGGGAGCGTCTCTGGCACCCGAAGGGCATCCCCTGTGCCGTTTGCTGGAGACCATCATAGGCGCGGCTCCGCCGCGCCGTTCTTGGCCAGGAACGCTCGGTCGCAAAGCGACCGAGCTACGGCTTTGGCTGGCGCGAGCCCTTCCGTACGAGCCGGCCGCGCCCGGAGCGCTGGTTTTGCTCGATCACCTGTCAGGCCTTCTGGTCCTCGTCGGCACGGAGGCGTTCCGTGGTTGATCTGACCGAACAGGAACGCGCCGCCATGCGTGCAGCGCTCCGGCCCGTCGCCGATCTCATGGAAGAGATCGGCTGGACGACGCCGCTCGCCAGCCTCTCAGAAACGCAGGTGCTGACCCTGATCGAAGCCGCCGTCGGCAGCTTTCAGGAAGCGATGGCGGCGAGCGCCGCGCAGGCGAGCATGGAGATTCCGTTCTGATGCTCGACTTCAATTCGCGCACAACTTTTGCCGACCACCTCAACCAGCGCATCGATGCGGCGCTGGCTGGCGAACGCGCGGCGGTCCTGGCGCGCGGTTATCTCGGCGCATCTCGTCTCGGCGTCGCCTGCGACCGCGCACTTCAGTTCGAGTTCACGGACACACCCCGTGATCCCGGCGCGGGTCTCGACGGCCGGACGCTCCGGATCTTCGAGATCGGCCATGCTCTCGAAGAGGTCGCCATCCGCTGGCTTCGGGCGAGCGGCCTCGATCTCGTCACGCGCAAGAACGATGGCGGCCAGATCGGCTTCTC